CATACCTCCATTTATGTTCATTCGTCTGTTACTTAAGTTATTAGTAACTTGAGCAGTACACGTTCCATCATTAGCTACTGTTATAGCATCCGATGATGCTGATACTCCCCTTATTCCTCCAACTTTTAATGTACTCATGGTTTTGGATTAGCGTCCTTTACTGCCTTAATAGAATTATAAAATGCACTAAACTTAACTTTTAAATCTGAGTCAGCATCTATTGCATGCCAAAGTAAATCCAGCTGATCACCTATGGCAGGATATGTTGTAGATCCATTAGTTGTTCTGTCGGTTTTGTACTTAACAGCAGCTGCTTCAGCATCTAAGGTAACTCTTGCAGCATCAATATCAGATTGAACAAGTGTTATCTGTGAGCCATCTGCCTTAAATGCACCTGTGCCATCATCAATAGTTACAGCATCAGGATATGCTTTTCTTATAGCATCATGGTCTATATTTGCCATTATACTGCCACCTCCATTACTGTTATTGAAGAAGGTAACCCAAAAGCTGTGTCATGATTTCTTCGATTTATTACTAAAGGGTTACTGCTGTTTGATGTTCTAAATTGAACTTTATATGTATGAGCATTTGTATCTCCGGCTGTATCTAAAAAGGTAAGTGCAAAACTATCTACAATTCGATCATCTGTTTCTCTTATCAAAGCAAACATATTTTCACTTGATCCACCTGTTCCACTAGCAATTTCAGTTGAATCTTTTAACAAAATTAAAAAAGCATCAATACCAGAATCACAAGATGCCGATATATTGCAATTTATCAAAAATTTATTTGAGGCTGATGATGCAGTTATTGATACGCTTAAACCACTAATATCAGTAAAGCTTGTGCTAGTTGTTGAAGCAGCATCTGTTTTAAATGCTTGTACAACTTGAATAATATTTCCTGACTTTGGGTTTGTTGTAGTTAAAACTGTACCATTTGCTGCATCTGGTAAAGTTAATACTCTTGTATTTGAGCCAGAAGAAGGAGCCTTAATTTCAAAAGTACCTCCTCCAGAATCAGCTGTTAATTTAATTGAACTCATGGTTTTGGATTAGCGTCCTTTACTGCTTTTATGTGGGTTGCCCATGTACCTGTTGTATCTAGTTTACCTGCAATCATATCCTTGTATAACATATCTAGCTGATCACCAAAAGAGCTATAAACAGTAGAACCATCCATTGTTCTATCGGTCTTATATTTTACAGCTGCAGCTTCAGCATCTAGCGTAGCTCTGGCAGCATCAATATCAGATTGGATAAGTGTTATCTGTGAGCCATCTGCCTTAAAAGCTCCTGTGCCATCATCAATGGTTACAGCATCAGGATAAGCTTTTCTTATTGCTTCGTGATCTAAACTCATGCTGCTACCTCCATAAGTACGAGTGTACTGGCTGTATTACCTGAGAACGCATCTCTTGAGCCTGGTCTATTTATAGTTGCAGTTCCTCCATCTCCAGTTGTAAAAATTTGAAGTTTGTAAGTTGTTGAAGATGTTGTGCTAGGACTATCTAAAACAGTAAATGAAAATGGTATTTGTACATGTGGACCTTGACTGTCTTTTGATCTTGTACAAGTTAAGGCAGTAACTTCATGTCCAGTTTCAGCATCGCCAACAAGAACATTAGTCGAACCTCTTACAATATTAAGTGCTGCTCGTTTTGATGATTCTTGATTATTAAAAGTACCTAAACTTACAATTACTAAAATTTTGTTACTGCTACTTGTTGGAGTTATAGAGGCTGTAAGACCTGTTACGTCCGTAGCACTTGAAGAGGTAGTAGTAAAAGCATTTGTTTTAGTTGTCTGTATAACTTGAATAACAGCTCCTGCTGGCATTGCTGCATCTGCTACAGCTTTAGCATCACTAATACCTCCTGTAGAAAATCCTGTTACTGTTCCTGTTCCGTTAATTGCAATAGGCATAATTTAAACCACCGTGTAAACTGAACCGCTAGGTATCGTGAGTGTCACGCCTGCGTTAATTGTAATCGGTCCAAAGCTACCAGCATTGCAGGTAGATCCGAATGTAGTCCCGATTGTGTAGTTAGTTGTTATGTTTGTTCCATTCTCTATTATCACCTTGTCAGATCCTCCTCCAGTTGCTCCGGATGGTGCATCAACATAGGACAATACACCAGCTCCATTTGTGGATAAGAGCTGACCTGAAGACCCTGTTGCTGTTGGGAACTGTGCAACCTTTGTTCCGTTAGCAACAATACCAATCTGTCCAGAACTTACTCTGAAGAAACCAGTATCTGTATCTTCGGTAAATGTGATAGAAGGAACTGAAACTGTTCCATCAGGAAATGTTCCACCAGCATTTAGATAATCTGCACTGGCAAGTAACACTCCAAAGAATGCTTCCCCTGCTGCAGGAGCAGAACTAAAAACTATATTTGTTCCTGATAGTTGGAATCCTGTTGAGCCAGAAGAATCTGGTTCCTGGATTACACCACCGACAGATATTATTAACTGAGTTTCGTACTTTGGAAAAGGAGTAGGTGCTGCACCTCCTACCTGTAGAGCAAAAGATGTAGTACTACCATTAAAACTACCTGATATATCATCTATAGTTTTGTAATCTACATTTGCCCTTATGTCATTTCCAATATATGGCATGACTGTTTAACTACAATATTCTTTTTCTGTTCTTATTTTACAGGGAGTAATCTTCTGACTTATGTATTAGGACCAGCTGTTGATGGTTGTGTTGGCCAGACAACTTCATCAGGTGTTTTATCTTTATAAGTTTGAGGAATATCTCTTATTACTTGTCTATATGCAGCCCACTGTGCCTGATCAACAGTTGCACCAGCTGTCATTGTCCAATCTGTAGATATTAATAAACCATTTCTCTTTTCTCTTATATCATCCCAAGTTAAAGTTGTTGAAATCTCTTCTATATTGTTTCCATCTATTGCTTCCCACTCAAGATAGCCTTGATAATCCAAATTATCTGAATCTAAGGGTATAAAAGTTATTAAACCATCAGAACTGGTACGTTTAATTATTTTCTTTTCTGAATCAAGCCATTTGTAAGAATACGTCATTTTATACCTCCTATAATTCAGCTGATATATGCAGATCTGCGTCTGCAACTTGTGAAGCAACACCACCTGAAGTTGCTGATCCTGTAAATCTAAAAAAACATCCAAAAGAATGTATATGTGCAACTTGAATACTGGAAACACCAGCACTTGTTCCATTGACCATTGTTATCGAAGGGGTACCTCTTGTTTGACAATGAAAACCAACAGGTGCTCCAAAAGCAGCAGTTTGTCCACTTTGATAGTCATTTTGTATTCTTGCATAAACAATTTGAAAGTATCTTTCACATAAAGCAAGCTCCTGTGCGAATGACCTATGCTCAAAATCTGTATGTACAGACCCAGTTTCAACTTGAAATCCTGTCATATACCATTCATTAGAAGTTGAATCTGCAATATTTACAGCATGACCTTTTGCTGCATTAGCATTTACATGTGAATACCAAGTCGTTGAGGCAGCACCGCTTGTAAAATCTGTACCAGCAACCAACCAAAAATTAAAAGTCAAAGAAACATTATTATCATTATTTAAAGCGCCAGTGGTGTCTGCTGGAATTATAATTGTTTTCTTTTCCCAAGTATCCGCTGAACTTATTGAATATGTCGTTGTAAAACTTCTTGAATTATCATTATCTGATAACTGAAAAGCATAAGTTCCTGTTTTATTACTTTTTACATGGAATTGAACAGCTAATTGTTCAGCACTAGATGTACCTTTTTTAATTCGTTGGCAATCTTGACCTTCTAATTTATGTTGGAAATAAACTGCTGTGCCCGAAGCAACGCTCGTATCTGCTGTAGTACAATCTAATTTTAATGAATTTGCAAAACCTGACCCTGTAGGGGCAGAGCTATCTTGACTTACTGTAAAAGTTCCATGACTGGCTATCCCAAACCTAAATCTATCTGGCCCCGCATATTGTGAACTTGTAATACCTGTAACAGTACCACGTTGAGCTACTTGCATAGCTCCGTTGATTATTAAATTTTTATTCGTACCAATCTTCTTGGTAGTTGCTGTATTTAGTCTTTCTAATCCAACTTGATTAAGAGCCATTTATTATACCTCCTTAAGTTTGTTCTAAATAACTAACAGCTACATCCAGGGCAGTTGCAGTCCCTGATCTAATCCGCAGGACATCACTTGACTCCATAATTATTTTTGATCCACTTATTATTTCTAATGATGATCCTGCAGGAACTGGAGCGTTCCTTATTATATAAACATCATCTCCTGTGTTTGTTACTAAATAAACATCAACCTGAGCACTTGCT